TGGTACTTCATCAAGCGCATCAGGTTGTGGTGGAAATGGTGCTACAACTTCAATTTCAGCAAGTCCAACGGTTTATGCTGGAGGTGGTGGAGGAGGAATGTATAATATTCCAGCTTGTCAACCACAAGGAGGCACTGGTGGAGGTGGTAATGGATCTTTAAGAACTATTTCTATAAATACGGTAGGAACAACTAATACTGGTGGTGGGGGGGGAGGTTCTACTAACGGCACTCCTGGAGCAGGTTCTGCTGGTGGTTCAGGAATCGTTATTATAAGATACAAATTCCAGTAATTAAAAACTGTTATATATATTATATTATTATTGAATAAGGAATTAAAGTATGAATCTGAAAAATTATTATTATTATTTTCAATCGGCATTGTCACCTAAATTGTGTGACGAAATCATCAAATACGGAACAGCTCATAAACCAGAAATGGCCATTACCGGTGGCGTTGAAAAAGAAGACGGATCAGGTCGTAAAATTGATGGTTCTCTAAAAAAATCAGTTATCAATAACGTACAAAAGAAAAGAAAATCAGATATTGTTTGGTTAAACGATAGATGGATTTATAAAGAAGTACACCCTTACATACACGAAGCAAATAAAAAGGCAGGTTGGAACTTTGATTGGGACTGGTCAGAAAGTGCTCAATTTACAAAATACGGTGTTGGCCAATATTATGGTTGGCATTGTGATAGTTGGATACAACCATATCAAAGAAAACAAAATGAAGATGGTAGTTGGCCAATGGATCATGGCAAGATAAGAAAATTATCTGTAACTATATCTTTAAACGACCCTAGTGAATATGAAGGTGGTAATTTAGAATTTGATTTTAGAAACGACCATGATTTTGAAAGAAATAAAAAAAGACCTATAAAAGCTTGTACAGAAATAAGACCAAGAGGTTCTATCATTGTATTTCCAAGTTTTTGTTGGCACAGAGTAGCACCAGTAACAAAAGGAACTCGTTATTCGTTAGTAATGTGGAACCTAGGACGCCCTTTTAGGTAACGTATATATAATTGAACAGGAGAATATAGTATGACAGTATCAACAAACAAAGATGTAATGGAAACACATCATTATTTTAGTACACCGGTGTACACTATAATGAAACCAGAATGGTTACCAAGTGCGATCAAAGCAACAGACAAATTTATAGATGAATCTTATAAAAGAGAAAAGCCTAAACTAAAAGCACGAAAAAAGTTTTTAGGTAATAAAGATTATCTAAAAGTAAAAGACCACGGAATGAGTTATCACTCAACACCTTTAAATGGGGATCCTGGATTAAAAGAATTAGAATCATATATTGGAGCGACTTCTCATAATCTATTAGATGAATGGGGTTATAACATGGACCAATATACAATGTTCTTTACAGAGTTTTGGGTACAAGAGTTTGCTAAAGCTGGTGGTGGACACCACGATACTCATGTTCATTGGGATAATCATATATCAGGTTTTTACTTTTTAAAAGCTTCTGACAAAACATCAATGCCTGTAATGGGCGATCCAAGAGCTGGAGCAATGATGACTAAACTTCCACAAAAAGATGGAAGTAAAGTATCAATGATGTCAGATCAAATACACTATAAACCTAAACCAGGTATGTTAATGTTTTTTCCTGCATATGTTCCACATCAATTTTCTGTTGATGATGGCGTAGATGATTTCAGATTTATTCACTTTAACTTACAAGCAGTGAGAAATATTATTGTGGATGCAGCTAAAGGAATGAGATAATGAGCAAAGCTTTATTTAAAAAGAAACACTATCTAGTCATAAAGAATGCGATCGAACCAAAAGTAGCTGAGTTTGTTTACAATTACTTTTTGATGAAAAGACAAGTTGCTCAAACATTTTTTGACTTTAGATATATTTCACCATACAGTGAAGAATATGGAACATGGACAGATGATCAGATACCAAACACATATTCACATTATAGTGACATAGCAATGGAAACTCTTTTGTTAGCCTGTCAACCTAAGATGGAAAAACTTACAGGAATAAAATTAAATCCTACCTATTCATATGCTCGTATATACAAAATGGGTGATGAACTAAAAAGACATAAAGATAGATTTAGTTGTGAAATATCAACTACTATGAATCTAGGTGGAGATGAATGGCCAATCTATTTAGAAGCAAAAAAGAATGTTGGGTTACCTGAAGATGGTTTTCCAGCAACATCAGATAACAAAGGACAGAAAGTTATATTACAACCAGGTGATATGTTAGTTTACAAAGGTATGATGTTAGAACATTGGAGAGAACCTTTTATAGGAAAAGATTGCGCACAAGTGTTTTTACATTATAATAATCAATTTTCTCCAGGAGCAGATGATAATATCTTTGACCAAAGACCTCATGTTGGTTTACCAAGTTGGTTCAAAGGTAGAAAAATAAACTCATAAATAGATATATGAGCAAATTAGAAGATAAGGTAAATGAGATATTAGGAATTGACACTCCTGAGCCTACAAAAGAAATAGTCAAAGCAAAAGAAATTAAACCACCAGTTCCTCGTATGGAAGACGCTAAAAAGCCAGATGTGGATAATGATTACAAATATAGTAGAGAAAACTATTACAATCTAATTGAAAGAGGACAAGAAGCAATAGAAGGAATACTAGACATTGCGAGAGAAGGTCAAGCTCCCAGAGCGTACGAAGTTGCTGGCGCTTTAATTAAAAACGTTGCAGACACCGTAGATAAATTACAAGACTTGCAAAAGAAACTTAAAGACTTAAAAGATTTACCAAAGACAGCAAATCCTCAAATCAAAAATGCTTTGTTTATAGGATCAACAGCTGAATTACAAAAGATGTTAAAAAAAGATGAAGATACTAAAGTCAAAGACATCACACCCAAAAAAGACTAAAGGTCAACACCCACACTTGTATAAATAGATATATGAAAATATATCATTACGTATATAAAACCACAAATACAATTAGTGGAAAATATTGTTATGGAAAACACTCCACAAAAGACTTATCTGATGGTTATCAAGGTTCGGGTAAATGGGTAGAAGATTGTAATAAATCTAAAATCAAATTAAAGACTGATATAATAAAATTTCTAAACACAGAAAAAGAAGCCTATGAGTATGAAAACCTTATAGTTGAAAAGTATTATAAAGATAAAAAGAATATGAATATGGTTGCTGGTGGTTGCGGATTTCAATCTGGGATAAATCACTCATTATATGGAATACCTAAATCTAAAGAAACAAGAAAGAAAATGTCAATAGTTCAAAAAGGAAAACCAAGATGGTCTGCTGAAGACAAGAAAGAAATTGGTGAAAGACAAAAAGGTTCTAAAGCTTATTGGTATGGTAAAAAACTTCCTGAGGAGATAAAAGAAAAGATATCAAAAGCAAATTCTGGCGATAAAAACGGAATGAAAAGATTTGGTTATAAGTTAAGGGGAAATAACAATGGTATGTATGGTAAAACTCATAATGAAGAAAATAGAAAACGTATGAGTGAAGCCGCTAAGAAATATTGGGCAGACAAAAGAAAAGAAAATGAAACTGCTTAAAGCAAAACTATCACACCCGAAAAAGATAATACTAAAGATTAGTGATTTAACTTATAATCATCATTACGAAAAGTATGATCCTAAACTTACAGATGGTGTGGGAGATATAAAAGACATTATGAATAATCCAATAGAAATTAACAAACACACAATATCAGAAACTCCTAGATATGGAGCTGGTGGTAAAATATATAAAGAAAAATTATATAGTGTAATAAAAGGCAATCAAAGAATAACACAAGCTGTTCGATTAGGTTATACACATATAGAGAGTGTTATAATTGATGAAGAACACCCTAACTGTGGAACAGATGATTGTTGCAAGGAATGTTAAATGAGTGATGCGTACTTAGGAAATCCGAATCTTAAAAAGGTTAATACACCTGTTGAATATACACAAGAACAAATTGTAGAATATCAAAAGTGTGCTAACAATCCATTATATTTTATGGAAAATTATATTAAGATAGTATCGCTTGACGAAGGTCTTGTACCTTTTAAGATGTATGGTTTTCAAAGAAAGATAGTTGATACTATTCATAATAATAGATTTACTATTTGTAAATTACCTAGACAGTCTGGTAAATCAACAACTACAATTTCATATCTTTTACACTATGCTCTATTTAATCCTAATTCTAATATAGCCTTACTTGCCAATAAATCATCAACTGCTAGAGATATTCTTGGAAGACTGCAACTTGCTTATGAGAACTTACCAAAATGGATGCAACAAGGTGTAATCAATTGGAACAAAGGTAATATAGAATTAGAAAACAAATCAACTATTGTGGCTGCCGCTACATCTTCAAGTGCCATTCGAGGTGGTTCTTATAATATTATTTTCCTTGATGAGTTTGCCTTTGTACCTACAAATATTGCTGAGTCAT